TCCGCCGGTCTCGGTCGCAATCTGCCCCATCTGCGCGAGCAAGTCGGACGTCATGACCGCACCGCGCGCGTCGAAGATCACCGGTCGGCCACCGCTCCCCGACTGCCCGGGGCGGCGGATGTCGACCATCTCGCCGCGGGTCAGTCGCATTGAGACGAGGTTCGTGTCGACGCCGCCACGCCCGCCAACGCGGAAGCTGCCCCCGGTCGCGAAACCAGGCACGCCCTTGCTGTTGATGTTCGTCTTGATCTTCGACCCGAACGCGCCTGCGCTGCCGAGCTGCGTGAACAAGCCGACGACGCCCTCCAGCGCGGACATCCAGTCGCCGCCGCGAATGCTGTTGACGAGGCCGGACAGCGAACGGGTGACGCCCTCCGCAGTTTCGGCAAAGCTTTGCTTTAAATTGTCGTTGGCGACCTTGAGCCCATCCCACCGCGTGGTCACCGCCTTCGCGGCCTCGTCGACCGCTCCGGGCAGGGCACTGATGGGGGCGAGGTCCGGCGTCTGGATGGCGTCACCGCCGCCAGCATTGCGCTTGTCGAGCGCCGCCTTTGCCGCGGTCTGCGCGTCGAACAGCTCGGCGATCAGCTTCTGACGCACGGCTGCCCACGTCGCCGGATCGACCAGGCCGGCCGCCATACCGCGATTGACCTCTTCGAGTTGTCCTTGGACCTCGCGGACCTTCGCTGCCTCGGGCATCATCGCGTCGACGATCCGCTGCGCCTCGGGCGCGATCGCGGCGAGCTGCCGCGTGATCTCACCCTTGGCGCGCTCGTATTCGGCGAGCGGCACGACCTTGGCGGCTAGAGCCTTGCCGAGCGTCGCCATTCGCTCTTCGAGCTCGCGACGGCGCGCGTCGTCGGGGAACAGGCTGTCGAGCGCCCGTTTCGCCTCATCGGCAAGCGAGGGGCCGGACCGGGCTCCGCCGCCACCGCCACCGCTCCGGTTACGCTTGCGGGGTTTGCTGCCGTCGTCGGGATCTAAATCAGGCTTCGGCTTCGGCTTGGGTCGAACCTGCCCGGCGCGCGCGGCGCGCTCCGCGGCAATGATCGAGTCCGCCTCGCCCCAATAGACCTGCCGCATCGGATCGTTGCGCGGCAGGGCGCGGCCCTTCGCCAGCGCGCGGGAGTAGAGCTGCTGCCGCCCTGCCTGATTGCCCATCAGCGCGCGGCGGGCGGCGTCCTCGTCCTTGCCGCCCTGCGCATGCGACAGCTTGGCGAGGATCGGCTTGTCGACGATTTGGAAGTTCTCGAAATTGGACAGCTGCTGCCACGCGCGGGCGGCCTTGCCCGCCAGCTCCATCAGCGAATTGGCGAGATCATAGATAGCGCTCGCGTTGTTCGCGACCGCCCCGGCGATGTTCGCCTTGAGCACCAGCTGCAGCTCCGCCAGCTTGTCGGCGGTCTGGTCCGCGTTAGCGATCTGCTCGTCGGAGAGGACGATGCCGAGGCGTTGCGCCGCGTTCTTCAGCTGGTCGACTTGGTCGACGCCGCCGGCGAGCAGGGTGTCGAGCTGCTGCCCCGCCTTGCCGAAGATGGACACCTCGAGCGCGGCTCGCTGCGCGGGGCTTTCGATCGCCGACAGCGCGCGGATGATGTCGGGCAGGATGTCGTCGGTCGAGCGGAGGTTGCCGTTGGCGTCGTGCACCGACACGCCGAGCGCCTGGAACGCGGCGGTCTGCTTCTTCCCGCCCGCACCCGCCTGGCCGAGGGTCATTGTCAGCTTGGCGAGGCCCTTGTCCATCGCCTCCTGTTCAATGCCGACCTGGGTGGCGGCATACCGATAGACCTGCAGAGTCTGCGTGGTGACGCCGAGCTGCTGCGCAACCTCGCCGAGCGAGGACGCATAGTCCAGCCCCGCGGTCACCGCCTCCTTCAGGCCGGACACGACGAAGCCGACCGCGGCGCCTGCGAGCGCGCTCTTCAGCGCGCCGACCGCCGACCCGATCGCCTTGAACGAGCCTTCCATCTTGACGCGCATGCCGGAAGCGGTGGTCTCCGCCCGCCGTGCGCCCGCTTCGAAGCTTGCGCTGTCGAGCCCCAGGGTCACCCGGAGAGCACCGATGAGGGCGCCGTTAGCCATGCACGTCCTCCTCGGTTGCGGGTTCAAGCTGGCCGAGCGTGGCCATCCAGAGCCGTACGTTGTGGCAGATCGTCACGTCGGACTGTCCGCTCGTCGCCGGGGGGCGGGTGCCGGTCAGGTCAGCGAGGGCAGGGAACCCGTCATCGAAGTCGAGCCGTTGCAGCGCCGCCGTGTGCCAGGCGTGCCAACCCCGCCGCCGTTCGTAGGCGCGAAAGTGCAGCGACAGCGTGCGCGGGCACTCGCCCCAGAAGTCGGCTAGCCGGCCGCCGGCTTCGAGGTACCGTTCGGCGAGCCCTTCCCAGTCCCACGCGCCGACGTCGTCGCCGGCGCCGCCGCTTCCCCCGGCTCGTCATCCTTCCGCCGCGGCAGCGCGCCGGCGAGTGCTTCGATCATCGCAGGCCGGACGATCGCGCCCTCGCGCAGCAGCAGGTCGCCGCAATGCGCCAAAGACCATTCGGGGTGGTGCGCGCGCAGCGCCGCCCAGGTCACCGCCTGCATCGTGCCCAGCTTCGCAGGCTCACCCGTCGTCTCCGCGGTCAGCAGTTCGCCCGCGACTTCAAGGAAGCTGCGGTCGAGCACGTCCTCCAGCGCGAGCAGCGCCGCGTTGTCGACGACGAGCCGAAGCTCGCCGTCCTCAGTCGCTGCGGTCGCCTCGCCGCGGAGCGGATCGCGAAGCATCAGACGGCCGCGCGGGTCTGCGCGCCGCTGATCTTGATCATCGCGGTCGCCGCCTGCTTGCCCTTCACGGGGAACTCGTCGGGGCCGTAGCTGGTGACATAGCCCGAGCAGGTCATCGCCTCGAACCCGGCTGCCGACTTGGCGTGGATCTTCAGGTTCTGCAGCGCGCCGGAGGTGAGCGCCGCGATGAACGCGGTGTCGGCGGTCGACCCGGCGATATAGTGCATCTGCACCTCGATCTCGCCCGGATTGTAGGTGCCCTCGGGGATCACCTCCTCGGCGCCGGCCACGCTGTCGTGGGTGGTGGCGTCCTGCATCTCGCGCGTCTGCTTGGGGGGCGTGATGCTCAGCACCTCGGCAACGATCGTGGTCGGCGCGGTCGGCGCGGCCGCGATGAAGATCTTGTTGCCGAAGGTGATCTTGGCGGCGGTCGTCATGGCGTGGCCTCCCTGGCCTGGTGGTAGAAGGTGAAGTCCTGCTGGATCCGGAACACGGTCCCGACGCCGGCCACGTCCTCTGTCGACCAGCGGTCGAACTCGACGGACGCTTCGTGAAAGCTGGTGGCGCCGACATCGCGCGGCTGTTCCATCTCGGCGAGGACGGCGCGGGCAAGGGCGCCAACCCCCGCCTTTGTCAGCGCCCACGCATCGATCTGGACGCGCGGCTCGTCGAGGCCGTCAGGGCCGGACATCGTCCATTCCCGGCCGGGTGAAACCTTGGTCAGCGTCAGCGCGGGCAAGGCGCGAGGGCGGTCGAACCAGTCGACCCGGTCGGCGACCAGTGCCGCGATTGGCGCCGCGGTGCCGAGGCGCGCGAGCAGGTCTTCCTCCATCGGCATGGGTCAGCCTCCGCGGGCGGCGCGGCGCGCGACCCGCGCTGCCGTCTTCTCGATGTCCTTGGCGAGCTCGTCGGCGATCCGGTCGACCGCGGCCTGCCCGCCTTCCTTATCCCACGCGGGGCGGAGAGCAGGGTGGGCCGCCTGGTTGGCGTTGCCGAACTCTTCCTGGATACCGCCGGGATCGGCCGTGCCGATGTGGATCTCGATCGCGCTCTTGCTTGGGTCTTTCTTGTTGAGCTTGCGCTGGCGCGGATTGAGGCGGGTGCCCGCAACCTCGCTCTCCTGCAGGTTGCCGGACACGACCTTGGTGTTTGCCTGGTAATCGTCGAGGATCGGGGCCGCCGCTTTCTTCAGCGCCCGCCGCCCGACGCCCTTCGCCATCGGCTTGGTGAATTGCGCGAGCGCCTCCTCCAGAGTGCGACCGCCCTCCATGCGAAAGTCGACGCCCGCCACGGGTCAAGCCTTGGCGAGGTCGGTCGGCTTGATCTCGCTGACGAGCTTGTTCGCGATCAGCGACTGCCCGACGAGATCGGGGCAGTCGTATTCGTCGCCCTTCACCTTGTCGTGCTTGTCGCCGTATTCGTTGCTGTGGGCGGCGGTCGTCTTCACGCGCATGGCTTCATCCCTTCGCGGCTGTAGCGGTGATCTCGATCCCGGCGCGGTCCGGCGTCGGTGCGACCGAGCTGATGTTCCAGGTGAGCGCGCGCCACTGGATGCGGTCGCGCTCGGTGATCTGCTTGGTCAGCGGGTCGGTGCGGATCAGGAACGTTGCAACGGCGCTCGCGCCCTCGGATGCCGCTTGGCGCCGTTCCTGCCCGGTGCCCTGGCGCACGCGCGCGGCGCGCGACGCGAACTCGGCCCACGCGGTCTCCGGCTCTACGCCGAGCCCGCCGCGTACCGCCTCGCCGCGTTCGATCGAGATGCGCTGGTCGAGCTCGCCCGCCCTCATCCGATCACCGGCAGCCGGTACGGCCGACACAGGTTCTCGATGGTGCCGGTATCGGCGACGATGGTGCCGGTGACCGTGCTCTCCCTATTAGCATAGAGGTTGCCGACCATCAGCTTGAGGGCGGACTTGAGCGAGGCGGGCACGTCCTCAGGCGCATACCCCGCCTCAATGGTGACGATCACGCTTGCGGCACCGTGCGGCCATGCGCTGCCGGGCGCGGGATAGATGGGGCAGGGGCGCAGCAGCGGGAACACGGTCGCGCCGTCGAGCACCACCGGCGCCGTCCCGCCCACGCTATAGCGGACGGTCGGTACGGCATCCTCGGCGATCGGCCAGGCGGACAGCGCGCGCACGGCGCCGAAGTTCGTGAACGCCTCAGAGACTCTGCGGCGAGCGAGGGTGAGGCCCGTGAAGCTCTCGACCCACTCGCGCGCCGCAACGCCCATGGCGGTGATCATCTCGTCCTGATCGTCACGATCGACGTCGAGGTGCGCCTTCAGCTCTTCGAGGGAGACGGGTTCGGCCATCGGTCACCTCGGCGGGGGAAGGGGGCCAGCCGCGGCAGGCGCGGCCGGCAGGATCAGCCCTTGCGGGCGGGCGAGCGGCGGCCTTCGACGCGGCTGTCGCTGGCCTTGGTGTCGAGCGCGACCGGCTCGGCGCCTTCCAGCGCGCCGAAGGTGTGGCGCACGGCGGGCTCGCGTACCGCCGGCTCTTCGCCGGGGAGGGACAATGCGCCCGACGCGAGCAGCGGCGCGGCGTCCACCTCGGTCATCTCGCGCGTGTCGCCGCGATCGTAGCTGGTGGCACCGTCCTGCATCGAACGGTTCACCGTGAACTTCTTCTTGTCGGCCATGGTGCGGCACTCCCGATAGCGGGGGCGGACCCGAACGCCCGCCCCACGCCGATTGATCAAGCCGGCGTGAAGGCGCCGTCGACGAACGCTTCCGGGCGATATACCGTCAGCGCCAGGCGCTCCTCGGCGAGCACGGTGACCATGTTCTTCCGGAAGTTATCGCCGTCCTCGGTCGAGACGAGGACCGCCGACTGCTCGCGGTCGAAGAGCTGCGCGCCCATCTTCCACGCGCCGACCGTGAACTCGCCGACGGTCTGCGCCATGCTCGGCACGACGGGCAGCCCCCAGAGGGTCGGCGAAAGACTGCCCTGCGGGTTGCCGATGATGTACCGGCCTTCGCTGTCCTTCAGCAGCTCGATCTCCGCCCAATCGATCGGGTGCAGCACCTGGCCGTCGGCGGGGTACAGCGCGAGCGCAACCTGCAGCTGCGCGATGCGGAGCTTGTCGATCTTGGTCGCGCCCGCCGCGACGGTGAAGCCGGTCGGCACGGCATATTCCGCCGCCTGCGGCTTGATGCCGGCGAGGTTTTGGCCGCTGCCGTCGCCCTTGAGTAGCTGCACGTCCTCGACGAACGCGAGGCCATAGCGAAGCCGATTGTCGATCATCGACTTGAGCCCCGGCGCGTCCGACAGGATCTCAGACGAGGCAAGGAACCAGTGCGCGATCTTACGCACGGGCGCGTTCTTCAGGTCGAACTTGAGCGTCGACTCCGGCTTGAGCGTCCCTTCGGCGACCATGCCCGCGTTGTTGGTGAAGCCCGTCTCCTGGACGTACTCGATCGACGACGAGCTGGTCGTGCCGGGCGCGATCAGGCTGCGGATGGTCAGCTGCCGGTCGGGCAGCGCCATCATCGGCGACTGCACACGCTCGCTGCGGACGAGGTCGCCGGCCGAGCCGTTGGCATCGGTGGTCAGGCTGGTGATCGCCTTTACGTCGATCGAGACATTCTGGCCCTGCCGCGCGCCGTTGGCGAACGCCGACTTGTACTGCTCGCTGTCGGTGAACTGCTCGCCGATCGACTTCTCGCGTTCCGTCTGGCCAGTGCCGCGGCGCGCAACCTTCTGCTCGAGCTCGTCAAGGCGCGCCTTCGTCTCGTTGAGACCCGTCAGCGCACCATCGGCGATCTCCTTGGCGGACTTGGTCATGTCCTCGCCGGCGCGCGCCTTGCCGATCGCGTCCTCGGCGATGCCGCGAACGGCGTTGAGCTGGGTTTCGAACAGCTGCTTGGTCTCGGCGGCCAGCTCGGCCACCGACTTGGTCTCGGTCGTCATGGATGTGCCCTTTCGGCAGAGAGGATGATCAGCCGCGCAGCGCGATGTAGAACTGCTGCAGCTCGTCGATCGCCTTCGCCCCGGGCTCCCCCCGAAGATGCGGCGTAGCCTTGGCCGCGATCGCGACAGCAAGGCTCTTGGAGAAGCCGCCTGCATCCCGCAGGAACTCCTCGAACTCGCGGACGGTCGGCAGATTGCCGCTGTCCAGAATGTCTTTCACCCGCGTCACCTGCGCCCGCTCGTTCATCGGGATCGAGACGAGCGACGCCTCGTGCAGGGCAATCTCTTGCAGCTCGCGTGCCTTGTCGGTGTACCGCTCCTTCGTGGCGCGATATCCGATCGACAGTCCGGCGAGCGCGCCCTCGCGCGCCAGCGCCAGCGCCTCGGCACCGGTCGCGGTCGACGTGACGATCCGGCCCTTCATCAGCAGACCCTTCGACCCGCTCGCGTCGAACTCGCTCCACACGCCGATCGGCAGCCGCTGGTCGTGGTGCAGCAGCATGGGCAGGGACTTGCGGCCCTTTAGCGTGCGGTCGAACGCGCCCGGCAGGATGATGTCCCCGCCAAAATCGACGTTGTTGTAGGCCGCGGCGAGACCCTCGATAGAGCCGTCCTCGCCGACGTCTTTCACGTCGAGCGGGAAGTCGAGATGCTTCATGCGTCGCCTCCAGGCGCGGGCAGGGCGGGCGCCGCACGTGGGCCCGGGACTGCGGTGATCGGGGTGTTCTGCGACTGCATGCGCGGGACGGCGCCGCCCTCGACTGGCGCCAGGTTCTCCAGCGCGCGGACCTCGTTGATCGTCATCCAGCCGTTGGTGAGGGCGGACTGATAGAAGGAGGACCGCGCGGCGCTATCGCCGCGCAGCAGCCCCTCAAGACTGAACTCAATCCGGACGCCCGCCGCCCGGTCCGCCGCGGTCAGCAGCTGCTTCTCGAGCGCCTGCTCGATCCGCTTGAGCCGGCGCCGCAACGTATATTTGACGAAGCCTTGGGTGACTTCCTGCACACCGGTGCCCCATGACGACGTCTTCTCGCCATGGCCGATCATGATGGGCGGCACGCCGAAGTACCGACAAATGTCTTCGATCGACAGGCCACGGGACTGGAGAAGCTGGGCGTCGGCTAGGTTCATCGTCAGCGGCGTCCACTCGACACCGCCCTCCAGAACCAACGGCTTGCCCGCGTCCATCGCGCCACGGAACGCCGTTTCGAGCCGCTCCTTCGCCGCGTCCCGTTGGTCCGCCTTCAGCCATTCCTTGAACTTCAACACGCCCGACGGGCGGATGCCATTTGCGAAGGTGACGCCGGCCACCTTCTCGACTGCTTGCGCCAGCCCGAAGGTGTGGCGGCCGTAGGCGAGGGTGGACATGCCGCCTTCCGGCGCCCCGCCGAACCCACGGATGTGGAGCACGTCGCCCTGCGCGCGGGTCCGGCCCCCCCAGCTGTAGACCAGCACCCCGTCTTGATCGCGGCGGACCGCGACCACATCCCACGCCACCGGCGTGATGGCGATCACCCGCCCGCCCTCGGCGCGCTCGATTTCGGCGAGGGCATTGCCCTTCAGCTCCAGCGAGGCCGCGGCGCCCTCCCAGAAGTCGAGCGCTGTCTGGTCGGCGTTCGGGCTATCGTGCAGCACCCGATAAAGCGGATGGTCTTTCGCTGGCGCCCGGTCGCCCGCGGCGTTGGTTCGGTAGACCATCAGCGGCAGCGAGCCGATCGTGCCCGCGATCAGGTTGACGCATGCCCATCCAGCCGAGAGACCAAGCACGCTCGACTCGGATACCGTCTCGCCCGCGTTGCTCCGCCCGCCATCCGGCAGCCAGCCGTCGGGGTTGGTGAGCGACAGCGCTCGGCGGATGTAGCCGACCGCCTTCTGCCAGAGGGTCACGCTGCAGTGAGCCAGTCGGCCAAGCCGGGATCGTCGTCGTTGCCCGCCATCGCCGCGACTCCCATCGCCATGACGAGGGCGACCATACCGTCGATGCGGCCGGTCGACTTCGCCTTGTTCAGCTTCCGATCGCCAGCGGCGTTCTTCTCTACCACCGCGTTGGCGGCGCACATGGTCAGCACCGGGTGGCCGCCGTGCAGAACTTGCCCATTGAGGAAGGCGATCTCAGTCGTGTCCATTGCCGGCGCCATCGAGACGTGGCCTTGGCCGAACGGTTCGAAGGGCAGAGCAATACCCAGCTTCTGCATTTGAGCTTCAAGCGTTTTGAACCGGTACCGGTCGAAGCCGATGCGGCCGACGTTCATGCCGCCGGTGATCTCGCCGATCTTCACGGCGACGAACTCATAGTCGACCGCGACACCGGGCGTGGTCTCGATGAGCCCGTCTTTCGCCCACCGGACATAGGGCACCCGGTCGCGCCTCGCGTGATCCTCCAGCGTGGCGGCCGGCTTCCAGAACCAGCAGCGGACGTGCCACTTGCCCTGCCAGAACGCGATCAAGACGAAGGCGCAGAGATCGGTTGTCTCGGCAAGGTCGAGCCCGCCGAAGACGATACCCTTGGCGAACGCCTCGTCCGCGGTGTCGCCGTTCGCCGCGAGCCACACGCCCGGCGCAAGGAAGGGCGAGAAGCGATTGACCCTCTGGTTGAGGTAGAGGTTGCGGAACCCATTCTCCGCCGACGGCATCCGGGCCGCCTTCTCGGCAGCGGCGAGCAGCTCGACCTCTGATCGAAACGTGCCAAGCGCCGGGTTGGCCGCGCGGTGCGCCGCGGGATCCATCACGTCGCAGTCGGCAGGCGCCTCATAGACGTGGCAGACGATCTTCGGATCGCCTGATCGCTTCCAGTCGTCGATCTTGACCGACAGCATGTCGGCGTCGGTCGGCGCCTGCGTCGAGATGACCAGCCGAAGCCCGTCGTCATATGCGCCCTGTGCGGTCTCAATAGCCTCAACGAAGTCGTCGTGATCGCCGCGCACCTGGCCGAGCTCGTCTAGGATCGCCAGCACCGGAGACAGGCCGTGCGCGGTCGTGCCCTCGGCGGCGAGCGCCCGATATTCCACGTTGCGCGCCAGCCCGATCAACCGCTTTCCCGACGGCACGATCCGCACCAGCTTGTCGAGGTCGGGCGACAGCTTCACCATCTTCGCCGCGAGGTTGAAGACGAGCGCCGCCTGCTCGCGCGATCGTGCGCCGCTGACGATCTGGCTGTTCAGCCGCGCCTCCGGCCCCGCAATGTGCGCGAGCAGGATGGCGGCGATCAGACCGGACTTGCCGTTCTTCCTCGCAATCGAGAGGATGCCCTCCGTCGTGCCCGCCGGGTTGTCGTAGACCTCCCTGATGAAATGCTGCTGGAACTCCTCCAGTCGCATCGGCTTGCCGACCAGCTTGCCCTCGGGGACTAGGCAGAAGCGATGGATGAACGCGATGACGCGCTGGCCGCGTGTCACGCGCTACCGAGCGGCCTCGCAAGGAGGTCGTCCCCGTCACCCGCTAGCGGGTTGTGGCCCTGCTCAATCTCGTCGGCATGCTCTCGGCGTCGCGTAACGTCGCGCTGCTCGCCGTTCTTCGCACGGTTATCGAGGCCTAGCGCGCGCCGCAGCGTGACGATCCGGCGCGCCAACTTGTCGCTGACGTCGATTGTCTCGAGCAGCTTGCGCTGATTGACGTTGCCGCCACCCACCACCGCGTACCCGGCGACCCGCTCGGCGTCCGCCATGGCGCGCACCAGGTTCACCGCGACCGCTAGATCGGCGTCCGTCCATTCGGACTTCGGCTTCTCCTTCACGACGGCATCCCAGAAGGGGAGGTCGCCCTTGCGGAGCTTCAGATGCGCCGGCGGGGACAGGTCGCGAACGGCCGCGGCCATCGTCGCCACCGCGCCCGCCGCGCTGTCGATGCGCTGGCGGCGGCTCATGGAGCAAATCCTGTATTAGCGATAAAGAACGAGGCGGCGTCGGTGTCCAAGGTGATCGCCCTAGACTTTTGACCCGCCCCCCGGGGCTGCGAGGGCGCGCCGCCAGGGGTGGTCGGGGTCGGTCGGCAGGCCATCGGCTCGGAAGCCGACCCTCTTCTCGTGGCCGAACTGCTCGGCGGTGACCTCGACGTGGCATGGATCGCAAAGGTTGCGGGTGTTGTCGTCCTCATCGCTGCCACCAAGGGCGAGCGGAATGATGTGATCGACGACGGTGGCGATGGTGGTGCGGTGCCGATCGGCGCAGCGTTGACATAGGCCGGACGAGCGAGCGAGGCGGCGTTGACGTTGCGCCTGGCCGGCGCGGCCCCGAAGCCGCTCGATCATCGCGACCTCCAGAAACGACAAGAGCCGCAACCCTGACGGGCGCGGCTCTACCGATTAACTATCTGCTACCTCGAAACGGACTATGCGTCAACGGCCTTGGTGATCCACCATCCTGGCGCGACAATGTGGGCGGCGAGCGGTTGCACCGCGGCAGCGATGCGATCGGAGAAGCGGCGCCGCTGCTGACCGTTAGCGAAGGCGGGCATCTCATCACGCAGCACCAGCGCTTCGACGAACGCGAGCATGCCCGATGGGATGTGGCCGCGCGCATGCCGGTAGAGCTTCCGCTTCTGATGCTGTGCCTCGTTGAACGCCTGCCCATAGTTGCCGCTGCCCGCGCCGCCTGCGCCCTGGCCATAGTCGGCGACGACGCGCTGCGCCGTGAACGCGGCGGCATGCAGGTCGCGGTACCAGCAGCAGGCGAACCACTGCGCATGGGTGAGGCGACCGGACCGATACAGCCGATCGATCCAGCTGTCGCGGAAGCGCCGCGTGCGCGAGATCGTCTGCTCGCTGCTGTCGATCTCGGCGGGGTTCACCCACTCGCTGTCGCCCGCGCTCTTGGCCAGCCGCTCGGGCGTCGCGTCGAGCACGCGCGCGAGCACCGGGCCCCGTGCCCGCCGGTCCTTCTTCTTCGCCCGCCCCATCGTCTTCACTCCTGCCCAATCGGTATAGAACAATCATGGAACATCGTCACGCCGCCCTGGCGGCAACTGCCCGGTATTTCCGGGTAGTTCGATTGATGGTGGAAGCCACTCGGGTGGCGCTGGTGCACGACACGACCAGCATTGCGCCGGGGCGCTGCCGTCGGTCGTCTCATCGCGCGCGCCGCAGAGGCACGCCCAAAAGCGCCGGCCCTCGTGCCAGGATGCCACGTCATGCGGCCCTCATCATCTCGGGGGTCACCCGGTACTTGTCGCGGTAGAGGTCGACCGAAGCGGCGAGAAGGTCGACGTCCCACCACTCGTCGTCGCGCTGCTGCTTGGCGGCCTTGGCCAGTTCCGCCTCCGGATCGATCCCGAACAGGCGCTGGATGTCGTCCTTGTTCGGGATGCGGATCTGGTGCGGTTCGAGGACGGGCGTGTCATAGGCAACTGCCTGCGGGCGGCGATCGCGCAGGGACGCGGCGGCCAGCGTGGTGCGCTCACGCAACTGGCGCATCTCGTCAGCCGAGACATCGCCGCCATCATCCTCGACCGCGCGCCGACCTGTGCGCAGGATTGCCCGGGCCCGCGACACCGCCGCCTGATCAGGGCTGACCCAATGGTTGATCCGCTCCATGAGCTGATGGACCGTGGGGAACCAGTCGAGCTCGGCGAGGCACCTTCGGCTGGCATAGGCCAGCGCGCGTTCGTCGCAGCCCGCCAGCATGGTCATGTAGGCCCCGAGCTTCAGCTTCCCGGCCGCCTCGTTCGTCGCCTGCGCGGGCAGCGCGGCGGACAGCGTGCCGATGCTCTGCCGCACTGTCCGCTCGTCGACGGGCCACACCGCCGGCACGCTCGCGGCGATCGGCTCGATCAGCGCGATCTCAGCGGCCGTGAAGCGGGTAGTCTGGTCGAAGGCCCTGTCCAGCACGGCTCGCATGCTCTCCGTCAATGCAGGCGTCGAGGAGCCCGTTGCCGGTGCGCCGCGCTGGTCGGTCGTGGTGAGGTCGTTGGCCATTTCGGGTCTCGGATGATCGGGGGTCATGGATCGCGGCCCACCCGGCCGCGGCAGCGTGCTCGACCAGCCGACCCGGCGGCCAATCGTCATCGCTCAGCTTGGCGAGCTGGCGCAGCTGGTGATCCAGGGCGCTCGGGGTCAGCGCCATGCGCTTCGCTTTCCGGTTGGCCTGCAGGTCGCGCCAGTGGTCGGGGTTGACCCCGAGCGGGCAAGGCCACGATCCGCCGCCTCGCGCACGTGGGGGTAACCTATCCCGGGTGGGGGCAGGGGTGGGGTTGTTTGAGGGGTCTGGGGAGAAAGAAGGGGAGGGGATGGGGGAGGGTTGGCTTGGAACATCCGCTGACTGTCCGCCGCTGTCCGCGGACATTCCGCGGACAGCGCGCTTGCGAACTCGATCTTTCTTCCGCGCGTTACAGACGCGGCAAAGCGTTTGAAGGTTGTCGAGGGACGTTTCGCCACCTGCCGACACCGGATCGATATGATCGCATTGAAGATGGTCGCCGGCACCGCATTCGCAGCAGGTATGACCGTCGCGTGCGAACACCGCC